TTTAATTTTTGCACAATACTATCTACATCTCTAACAAACGATTGTTGTATTTGTTGATCATACTCTTCGTTTGGTTGTGTTAATGCTTGTACTATTCTTGCCATTATCTTCTTCCGTCTGGTTGATAGTCTATTCTAAACGTACCTAATTTCCAAAACTGACTGGTGCTAGTGTTTTCTACTTTTAAAGATATCTCTCTGGCTCTAGCACGTGTATCAATCTTTTGTGTGCCTGATGTTATTGTAAAGGGACCTAATGTAGAACTAGCTAATGTGTCATTTGGAAAATCTCTTAAATTTAATGTAACTCTTGCATCACCTGTTTGTGATAAAAAGTCTGGTATAATTCTTCTTATTTTCATCATAAACTCACCATCACCTTGTAGTCCTTGTGAACCAATATCGAAATTTCCAGATTGTATGTTTGATGTTATGGCAGTTGTTTGACCTAACTTAACTTGATTCAAACCTGTTTCATGTTCATAATAAGTTGTTGCACCATCACTATTGCCGTGAACATAATTAACATCAGAGTCAGCTGTTTCTGCAGTTGAATCATATTCTGTTGCATGAGGTTTACCAAATACAGCTGAGTCTTGCCAAGCAGATCTTGCTAATGTACCACTAGTCCATACTGGTCGCTCGTTGCTTGAGTCTAGATAATTGTATGCAACCATTCGATTTACTGTTCCTGATCCAGAACTTGGATAGAACCACATAACTTCACCAAACAAATTATTTAATCCTGCATTGATATGTTGTTTTGGAATTGTATTAATATCATCGTAAACATGATCTTCAACCAAACATGGTAATGATTCTAGTTTACCAGTATATCTAAAAAAACCATTTTCTGACATCCAGTATGCTGTACCATCAACTTCAACGGCTGCATTCTGTCCTATTAATCCACAGTTTGTACCAACCTGTTGAAATGAGAATGTAAATGGTGGACCAACAAAACGCATAATAAATAATGCACTGTCTGTCCAAATGTAAATTGCATCACGACCTCTAATTGCTCCAACAATCTTAGATCCATCCGCAAGTCTCTGTGTACCTGCAGTGTTAGTGGCTGAAGGTGTATAGGTATTAATATCTTCCTGAGAAGAAAATCTTATAAACATAGGATCCTGTGTAGATTTAGTTCCAATTGTAGTTTCTGTTCCAAAAAATATTAAGTGTCTATCTGGTGTTGATACTAAACTAAACGCAGATGCTGTTGGTGCGCCTGTTATAATAGTTGCTCTAGTATTGTTTGCTCCTGTAGGATTTGAATCCCATTCAAAACTTTCTCCACCATTAATTGTTGCAACAAGTTTGTTACCTAAATTATCTAGTGACCATAATCCTGGTGCTGTTACAACGTCTCCCGATGCTGCAGCATTCCATGCAAAGAAATTAGATGCATCGGTTACAGTTGCACCTGATGAGTGTGTTGCAGCAGTGGTGCCTAACGCACCTCTTGTCAATCCTGATAATGTGCCACCACTATTACCAGTGTATGTAATTAGTTCTGATCCAACAATAATAGTTCCTGTTGCTGGAAAAGAAGTAGTGCTAGCCATAGTTAATGAAGTCACACTCGCATTTATTCCTGATGATAACGTAGATGTAAACTGACCTAACTGTTGCCCGCCCCATGATCCAAGTCCCCAACCAGTAGAAGCAACTTCAACTGCGGGTCCTACAGGATAATAATGTTTAACTCTAATTCCACCAGATGTGCTTGCTCCTGATCCAGATTCGTTAGATTCCATTTCTATTGTAAGAGTGGTGCTTGTCGGTATCGAGGTTACCATAAATTTTTTATCGGTAAAATCACCAGATACAAAACCAGAGTTAGTTATACTTGTAAAATTATCTAACAGTATAATATCAAATTTATTAATGTTATGTGCAGATGAAAAAGTTAAAGTAACTGTTGCATCGCTTTGTGTTGTAGAAAATGCACTTGTTAAAGTTGTTGTTGCTTTAATTGGATGTATGTCATAAAAAATACCACCAGAATAAGCGTACAATATTCTATTTGTACCAAGAACTGCATACTTAATACCTGATGTATTTACAAAGTGGTGTATAGCTGTAGCTCTACCTGTGATTTGAACAGATCCTAATTGTGACCAACCACCTATTTTTTCAGGTGTACCATATCTAAATCTAACATTATCACCATCAACCCATTGGCTTTCACCGCCTGTTGAGGTTACTTGTTTATTAAATCCTGGTGCAAATTTTACTTTTTGTAACATAATATTTTACCTTGCGTTTACAGGGACTCCTTTAGAATTTACAAATGGTGCTTCTGCAAAAGCTATGTAGATGTATACATCACCATTAGTATTATAGTTTGCTGTATCACTTTTAAATTTAAATCCATTTGATAAAAAATCAACATTATTATCAGCACTATTACTTTCTGCGTCTGACGCATTGGCAAAGAGAGCTTTTTGTTGAACATTAAAAGGAGTTCTTTTATTGTCCTGTATTGCCCATGAACCTGTTCCTGCAGATTTTTTAAAAATAACAAAAGCTGGTTTAAATCCTGTATAAACAAATCTACCATTAGTAGAAGCATTACCTGTGTAGCTTCCAAATTTTGAGTAGCCTTTTTTCTCTGCGAAGCAATAAGCAATAAATTTTACATTATTTTTATTTACAGTATCATTATTTCCTAATGTAAAAACACTTGATGTTGGATGTACATCATTAAACCTACTATCATTATCTTGTGCAGAGTCAGTTACATTTAAAGATAGATGATGAGTTGCACCTAATGGTCTATGATATGTTTGCCATGCTTCTGCTTCATCCCTATTTTTAATAAATATTACATCTAATGCAGTTGATAAGCCATGTTTAACTGTAGCACCAGATGTGCCATTACCTGTATAAGATACAATACTAAATCCAGCATCAGATGAGGCACTTCCTGCACTATCAATAGTTCCTATTCCTGTTGAACTTGCGTCATTGGTAAATGATGTTCCTGCTTTCCAACACCAAGCTACAAATTCTATTGAATTTTTATTAACTATAATATCATCTTGAATTGTAAAACCATCACTATTAAAAGCTGTAATTCTATCTGTTTCTGTTGCTTCGGCATAAGTTAAATGAGAATACAGTTGTTTATTAACTCCTCTTACTGAATCAGTAAGTTGATGATGTTCAGCTTCACCTCTACTTTTTACCCAAACCCAGTCAGGTTGCATGTCGGTATCTGAAGGTAAAACTATACTTCTTCCTGTTGCACCATTACCTGTGTATGTGACTGCTTGAAAAAATGCTGTTGGATCATCTATTGTTGTATAAGCCATTATCCAAACTCCGCTAGGTTTTTAGTACATAAAGAAAAATATCCAGATGGAACTGCATATTCAAAATTTCCAAATCCATTGGCATCTTGGTTGCCAGATGAGATACTAAATGATGGAGAACCAAAATTCCATTCAACTGAACCATTATAAATATGACCACCAATAACACCTTCTGTTGGCATACCATCTGAAGTTTGTATAAATGGATTTGTTCCATTTGCTGGATCACCACTTGACAAATATGTTCCATTTCTATGAATAAACATTTTTCCATTATCTAAATCAAGTGCCATTCCTAAAATATCATTTTGTGATGTGCTTCCAATAGCTGCACCACTATTAGCACCATTAATTTTTTTTCTATCTGGATTAGCATCAAAACCATAAATGTTATTATGACTTCCACTTGTATTAGTTTGTGATCTAAAACCTAAACTAGCATCTGGATTACTTGCTAACATTTTAACTTCAACATACCATTTTCCAGCAGATAAACCTATTGTGCTATTCCAAGTATTATTTGTACCTGCGTCTCCTGTTAATTTTAAATTACCTTCAGAACCAGTTGGCGCTCCAGTTCCTGTGTTATCTAAAGGATTAAATGTTGCAAAATTATTAGTACAAGTATCAATAGATTGATCTAGTGCTGTAAGATTACTAACTGTAAAGTGATGAGTATTTCCAGATGTGTCCGCACCTAAACCACTAGCATTTGCACTTGTTCCAGATTCTTTAAATTGTAAATAAAAACCATTTGTACCAAATGTTAAACCAGATACATCTATTGGTTTCCATACTGTTGGACTATTAGAATCAAATTCTCCAAATTGATCTGCTGCTAGTTGTGAGCCATCAATAACACAAAATTCAGCAAGGTATCCATCAAAAAAAGTATTACCAGCATGAATATAAGTTCCTATAGCATGTTCAATATCAGTATTATATCCTGTATCAAAATTTTCAGTTGGGTAAGCTGACATCGTTTTTTGATCTCCATTTACATATACTTTTAATCTATTAGCTGCTGTTCCTTGTGTGGTATCAAAAGCCATTACAACGTGATACCAAGCTGAGTGGTCTCTAAACAAAAAATTTGATCCACTTTCTTGAACAATCATATCAGAACTCCATGAGCTTCCTGTTGGATTAAAAACAATTTTAAGAGTATTACTAATCAAAATAAATTCTGATCTAATTTCATTTCCCTCACCTTGATAAGTATATATATTACCACTAGCTACAGTGCCTCTTTTAAACCAAAAACTAATTGTAAATGTTCTTTGATTTCCTGAACTACTAAATGTTTGTTTTAAATGATCACTACTTCCATCATTAAACCTTAATGAGTTAGATACATCAAATCCTGTGTCTTTTATGGAGTTAGTTCCAAGTATTAAAGGCATATTAAGATCCTAATTCTGGGAACTCTCCTAATGGTCTTGAAGTTACACCATCACTATCTGTAGTGTATGTGTATAAAGTCTCAAGAGCTGGAGTATTACTTGCGTTAGTAATTGATGTTTCCATTGCTGCTTGTTTAGTTCTAATACCATCTCTCCATGTTGTAATAGCACTAGGGATGGCTGTATTTTTTTCTGCTTTACGTGTTATGTACCAGTCAGTTTGATTTAACAAACTCTCTGCTTGAGCTTTAATAGTTTGAATAAAATTATATTTTAATCCTCTAGTTATTATTTGATTTCCATCCTTATCATTTTTAGGATCATTAGCAGAAGTTCCATCTGGTGCATTTCCATCATCTATTTCATCTTGACTCCA